ATTGTGCCCCCCGCGACGAGGCGTAGCAACGATGTAATCGTTGTACGCCTCGTCGGGGAGGACTTGCAGTGTTAAGTGCTTGTTCACGCCGCGGTGGCGTGAGGTTGGGTGCGTCGCTTGCATAAGTCGCGGACTAGTAAGCGCTGGCTGGCCGGGTAACCAGTCCGGTAGCCGCACCCGCGACAAGTGGTGCGCTTCGTCTAGTCCACTGGGTGTACTAGGTTACGTCGGCTGGGACGTCCGGGCTATCCTTCTTGTCGAGAATGGTTTGTGCCCAATCTCGAACTTTCCTGATGTCGTCAGCGCTCCAGGGCCAGTCCGCGGTGTTGAGGACAGCGGTAGCCCATGTCAAGACATCCCAGCCGTTCGGCTTGACGATGTCGTCGACGTAGGAGTCTGACGTATCGCTTGGTTGCGGTATTGGGAGCTCATAGGGCATCAAGGGGGCCTTCTCGCGTGGAACGACTGGTGGTAGGACCGCCTCGATCTCGTGCCTGGTCTCGTCCATCAATAGCTGTCCTGCGGCCGACGTGTCCAGTAGAGGGGGAGGCGGTGTGGAGTCGGCCTTCGGTAGTGGGCTGCCCCCGTCCATTGCTTGCCTTAGCATATTGCGAAGATCAGGGTCGCCCTGTATAAGGGAAATGATCTCTAGGATCATCTGTCTGGTCCGCTCGCTTTTGTAGGAGGCGGACGCGAAAGGTTCGGTCAGAGTCAGCATTTAGGTCACTTTCGGTGTGGTTGTTTCGTGGAATCGCGTGATTAGTCGAATGAGTTCGAGGTCCGCGCCCGCTGTATCCTCCATAGCGAGGGTGGCGTAGGAGGCAGCGAGAGCGACGCGCTGACCGCGAGGCAGCGTGCTCAATGCTGCGACGATACCGGCTACAGCGGCGTCCTTGTTAAGTGACTCCGTTAGAAGCTCGGGAGCCTTCGTTGATATGTATTTGGCTAGTAGCTGAGCTGATGGGGAATGCTCAACTTCACGAAGCTCTTCTACGATCCAGGTCGCGCCTTCGGCGGCTTCAAGGGCAACCGAGATGTCATGTGCGACCTCGGATGACGATAAGAGGCGATTCCTTATTTTCGCCAAGTCATCGAAGTCGGCGGCATGACAGTACTTAGTCAGCCAGGACGCGTGTTCGAGTGACTTGCCCGCTATAGCGCGGTATTCTTGGGGCATCCTATCAGTATGTTCAGACCGCGCGATCAACCCTAAGGCGAGAAGGCCTTTGGTCGTCTCTTCGTCGCCCGTCTTCTCGTGCTCATGCGAGAGCGTCTGCTGAATTATGCGTCCCGCAGACGGGTACGGAGCGCCGACGCAGTCATGGTGACGACTTAGGAAGAGGTCACCCTCGATTAGCTCGGAGGTCAGACCCAGGTCAGCGTAGGAAGCCGCCCACGCTGCTGGGTCCAGCGCGACGTCAGTCGCGACCAGGACGTCGTCTCCTTGGATGAGGAGAGACATGTCCTTAAGCCGCGGCCAAGACCATATGTTAACGCCCTGCTGATGCAAAGCGTAGAGCGTAGCGATGAGTGCGTAGATCGTTCCGGACTCAGACGTCGTCTTCAGTCCTGATCGCGTGCCCCCTAGGAAGGTGAAGACGCTACAGGAGTCGAAAGAGCGATCCCAGCTCGGGCCTATCATCGGAAGGGCCTCGGCGGCTAACCAGAATCTGGCCGGACCCGCCAGGGCGGGCTCGACGTGCGCGAAGTGCCAGGCGATTAGCGTTTGCAGTTCGCGAACTACGCTGACATCAAAACCGGAGATATCCGATTCAAACGTCATCTTTCGTCCTTGTATGATCGCTTGATCCATGCCCCCGCTGTGCCAGAGACCTGGTATCATCTTGCGCGAGTCGTGCCAGTACGTGAACAGTGGCCTGATACCCTGGTTTACCGCGTACGAGGACATATGGACGATACGATTCCGTTGGGAATAGCCCTTCCACGTTCCGAGCTCCTCCCATCCCGTTCCTGTGAACGCGATGAGAGAGGTGTCCTTGTAGACGGCGCCGGAGCGGCCACCTAGGCCGTTGCCGAGTATCGTCCTGCCGTCGAGGTTTAAAGCGCCGGCGACAGCCTCGGCGTTGGCATAGGTGACGTCGAAGTCCTTATCCGTGAGGAGACCGCCCGCTATCTTTCCTAGGGCGTGGGCAACGAATGTCGGCCATCCGGCGTTGGTGGATGACGGGTCAGCCTTCGACGGGGGCGAGCTTGGCGGGTTGTGGAGCTGGTAAACCAGCGCGACGTGGTGGGCTATTCGCTGGATGACCGCGGGTAGTGGTCTTGAGAGACTGCCTCCTGATAGGCGCTGGACGTACCAGGGAGCGTATCGGCCAGCCAGGACGGTGAATTTCTTGAGTGAGCCCAGCTCTGACGTTCGCGTTGGCGAAGCCGGTAAGTTCTCGACGATGTCGTATACCTCGGCGGCCCTGTCGAGGGCGTGGTCGATGGCGCTTTCAGAAGTGAGGACCAGAGAGTTAGGTCGTACGCGAGAGAAGTCGGGATGACGTGGGTCGCGCCGAGCACCAGGTGGCATGGCGAAAGCCCAGCGCGGGTGTCTTCCAGCTCGGCTGAGCTCGATGCCCAGGTGCGCTGGGTCGATCGGGACGCCGCGTTCGTGAAAGGAGACCGACGGTGCGCGGCCCGACATGCGGTGGTAACGCCACATGGAACGGTCGCCGAGGAAAATGTTGTCTTGTACGTCTGAGTTCATGGTTATAATGTGATCTTCACTATGGCTGCGATGATAATGATTGTCGCGTAAAGGGTCACGGGCGCCCAGGGGACACAAAGTCCCCTGGGGCGCGTGAGAGGCGTCAGCTACCGAGCTCCGTCATCATTCCGGGGGGTGGCGGAATGACGGGCGGAGCGGCTGGCGCCACCGGTTCGATCGTCTCGACGACGGCGTTGAATTGCCGTCCGTGGAGAGGACCTACATCCGACAGGGACGTGAGGAAGAATGGGTTGGCACCTGGCTGGGATGGTATCGACACGATGTCGATTACCCCTTCGCCTAATGCCCACCCTTGGATTTCGATGTTGGTCGGGCCGGATGGCTCAGTTGAGATCCACTGTAGGAGCGGTAGGCCTAGATGCTCCTGCTCAGTCATGATCTGTGCCATTTTGGATGGCGCTTCTGACATGCGGGAGGACCTTGGCAGGTACTTGAACGTGCGAAGCACGACTTCGAGACCGCCAATGGTCACCTCCTGTCCCCCTTCAATTCTCTTGTCTGGTTTGAGATCAGCGAGCGTAACCCACGCCGCTGGGTCATCAAAACAAAGCGGGTCAAACGCGTTGCTATGATACCAGTGCTTCGAGAAAGGCTCTACTCTCTGGCCGTTGAGGTAGATGATCCCGATGTAGGCCAGGTTCTGCGCTATTGAGCGCCAGGACTGGTCGTAGTGGTTGACCGGGAGCTGCATTATCGTCCGCTTTAGGCGCTCTTCCGTCATGTCCCACAGGCGCGCGATGGTCGCGAGCTCGCGTGGGAACTGGACTTCGGAGTGATCGACGTCACGGAACGTCGGCTGTATCGGTCTTCCGAGCGTGTTTCCCGCCGCGGCGGTACCCGATATGCGGACGGGAATGAGTGGGTATGCGACCATTGCCCTGACGATGGCGGCTCGAGTCTTCATGTTAAGGGGCTCGTCGTTGACCAGGCGGATAGCCCAGGCGGATGTGCCCCAGTATGCAGTCGGATCAGTCGTGGCGACGACGGGATATCCGGGCAGCGTGTCGACACCGGCGATGCCGGCGTCTCCCCGCAGCTCGGGTTTGTGGTCCGGTACTGTGATCGTATTGAGTGAGTCGACTCCGATAGACTGGAACAACGTCTGGGCTACCTGTGCGTGTGAGATGAGGGTCCACGCCTGGTGAACCCAGCCCGCCAGAGCGCGGGTGTCAAGGGCCAGAGGGTACTGGAGATCGACGGCGAGGGGTTCCTGGTACGGGCTTGGGGCGGTGGGAAGGTTAAGCGTCGCTGGCTTGATCTCGCGTTCAATTCCGGGCAGCTGAATCATTTCAGAGTCATATACGTCTGCCTGTGCCAAGGAGGACAAGGCGGTGTATGGACCGTCGGACGGGGCTCGCTCTTCGTAAACACGTGATATGTTTGAGAGAGAGAGCGAGGATTCAGCGACAGTAATGGCGCGGACCCAGTCGTCAGAGAGCCACCTGAGTAAGTGGCGGGTTACCTGGTTGAAGGCGGAGACCTGGATGCCTAGTGTATACCCGGCCAGTTGTTTTAGGGTCTTGATGCGTTCAGCCAGCGCGGATTCAGTTTTCCCAGCTAGCTCCTGTCTCGTGCCCGAGGTTTCACGCATGGCGTGGCGGACGTAAGCAAGGAGGTTGATGAGACACAAGCGCGCGGTAGTGGCCATGGGGTCGGAGGCCGGGTCGAGAGCGAACTCGTAGGCGAAGCGTGCGATTTGATAGCAAATGGTCACCGCTTCACGCTCAGTCAGGCGGGTGCCGAGGCCTGGCACAGCGTACATTACGAAGTCGTAAATGTCTCGCTGCGACAGGAGGCCCGGTTCAACCTGTGTCAGGATGACTTGGGTAGCGTCCGCGGCGACGTCGTGCGGAACCCATCCCTGCAGCAGCTTAGTCCGGGATTGGGCGGACCAGACCTCAAAGGCCTCTGAAAGGGCGCGAGCACCTTTACCGACTCCAAGGAGTGCGGTAATGATGGCCGATCCGCTTATGGGGGCAGAGGGCGTCAGCGTGGAGGCGTTCGTCGATAAGACGGATAGACGCCTGTTAATCAAGCCCAAAACGCGCATGTTAGCGGTCAAGGTTGGGTAGAACTGACGTTCGCCGGTCAATGCGATGACGGTATCCATCGCAGCGACCTCGAGGTTGTAGCGAATTACTTTCGTAAACTCTACAGTGCGCTTGTAGCTAACTGGATTGAAGCGTGTTTTCATGTCGCGTGTAATGCCTTCTGTAACTGAATGTCTGTCAGAGTGAATGTAGAATGTCGATGATGATGATGACGGTATAGCTTACGTGCGCGAGCGGTTCTTGCCGTTGCCGCCAGCTTTTACGACTCGTGTCTCACCAGTGCCAGCGGATATGGTTGAAGAGGCTTCGGGGGCCTCTTTCTTGGCACGTGCTAGAGTGGCGCCGATGCCATGTTCTTTGATGGCGAAGACGGCTGTAGACCATAGGGACGTCGGAATCGTTTGTGACTCCCGAGAGACGGCGACGACAGAAGACTTCGGTAGTGGTGGGACTGAGATCGCGATACCGGGTTTCGTCGTCCCGTTCGGTGGGATGAGTGGTATGTCGTCGGTGGTGTACTTATCATCTGGAACGCGTTTAGTCGCCGCGAGTTGTTCGTCGGGTGATAGCAGTATGAACATATCTCTTGTTACCATTAGGATTCCTTTGGACCAGGGCCGGCCCGCCGTGAAGACGGCGGACCGGTAGTGATCCTGGTTCAGCCGAGACCGACGCCTGCTTCGCGTAGCTGCTTCATGGTCCCGATGAGATCGGATACCTTGAGGTTCTGACGTGTTGCAGTGATCGGTGCGCGTGGCAGGGACGCGGCGTGGTTATGAGCGGCGTTGATTGCGCTCTGAGAGTGATGGTCCGGAGCGGCCTTGCCGAGTGCGCCGGTCAATCCACCGACGAGCGCGCCCCCAATGCCGGGGAGCGCGACGTTCGCCACCGTACCGAGAAGCGCGGGCGCCGCCTTCTTGACGAGATTGACGCCCTTCTTGACGACTTTCCCGACTCTCTTGAGGAACGAACCGATGCTCCCTTGTTCTGGGTTGAGGTAGTAACCCTCAGCCAGGAGGTCGCCAAGCTCACCCATCGTAGTAGTAAGCTCGTCGGCGTCCACACTGGTGTCGCCGGTCTCGCGGGTTTTCGCGAGTACACCAACGAGAGCCTTCGAAAGCATGACGATGGATGACATGGCCTGCTGCTTGTCGTCGTCGTCGCCGTCGCCACCTTGGGAGAGGGCTTTCTTCTCGTAAGCGGCCTCCCTGTAGACCAAGTTAGCACGGATGGAAAGTCGCTCCAGCTGCTCCCCGAGCTGGAACCACTCGAAGAGTACGTCTTCAGAGTTATTAACCCAGTCATTGGGTAGCGACTCTTCAAGGAAGTTGAAGACGCCTCCGAGCATCCACGCGGCGGCGTCGTCGAAGGGGCCCGGGATTTCGGGAGCGTGCGTGAGGAGGCGCCGCGCGAAGTCGATGATCCCAGCGTCACGCGTGACGATGTGATCCGTGGCGATGCGCATGCCCTCGTCACGCGGCAGAGAGCCTGCGCGTTGGAGCGCGTCGGCGTAATCCTCGGTGGTCCACTGACCAGCGAGCGCGTCGCCGATGATGACGCGAAGCGCGCGCACCAGTTGTTTGAGCGTCTTGGTGTCAGGGGACAGGAAGCCGAGAGCGGGATCGACGCGAACGTCGAACGCTGCGCATTCCTGCGTTTCGGTAAGAGCTGTCGCGCCATTCATGTTGACAAAGTCAACGATGGCGCTCCTCATCGCCGGCGCGAAGAGCGTCAGGGCGTAAGCCCCTGGATGGTAGTTCTTGGAGGTGGAAGTCATGGATAGTCCTTCGATTGGGAATGATGATGATGAGGCGCGCCGCAACTATGGTGCGGCGCGCCAGGTGATGCGAGTGGGGATTGATTCGATAAGCAGACGACGCGGAGTGTCAGAGAACGCCGACGAAAGCCTTGACTTCGGCGTCTCCCGCCTGGAGGAACTTGCCCGTCGCGGTATACGCTGCGGGAAGCCCGGTGATCGTGATCTGGAAGGTAAGGTCCGGATCGGCGTCGCCGGTCACGGTTGGGATGAAGAGGCGCGGCTCTCCAGAGTTGGAGATGCCGTTCAGTAGCAAGATTTTGACTGCATTGACGCCGGAGTCGAGCTCGATCTGGGTGACGATGGTCTGCTGGACGGCGTTGAGCAAGCCGAGCTTACGGGTGACCGTAATTTGCGCGCCTTGATTGACGTCCTGCGCCGCAGCGGAGAGCGTGATCAACACGCCGGGGTAGTCCGTAGCGGTAGCGCCGATGGCGGAGTTCACGGACTGGACGATGTCGAGTACTCCGGACGCGAAAGCGAACTGACGTGGGGAGAACGGGATGACCCGTGCGATGGACGACTGTAGGGCCACCACCTCGTAAGGCTGCAGTTTGACCTTGTCGCCGAGGTCGGAGGACAGGATGCGGCCGCCTCGGACGTGCTCAAAGAGCACGCTCGAGTTGGCGCCCATCTTCTTGATACGTGTCATCTCGCTCAGAGCGCGGGCGACGGCGGGATTGGACGCGGCGAGGGTCCGTGCAGTCTTGATTTCGGAAGCGGAGGCAGTGCCGCTGGCGAGTTTCGCGGCGAGCTTCTTGATGTCGACTGTCTTCTTGGGCTTGGTATCGCCCTCCTCGTAAATGTCGAGTGAGCCGTCAGGTGACCCGTACTCGAAATCGGCGTAGTCGCCCTCTTCGATCAGGTCGCCCATCGGATTCTGTGGTAGCATCACGATCTGCCCGAGATTGGGATTGATATCCCCTTGCGGGTTGCGGGTGAGGCTCAGGGGGGTGAGCTTGCTGAGGAAGGAGGCGGAGAGGATGGAATTGCGCATTAGATACCTTTCATAGACCAGCCTCTAATGGGTAGAGGATGGTCCCTGCTTTGGTGTTCATACCTAAGCAGTCTTGTTTGAATAGTTGGAGATGGATGTGATCGAGTTCTGCGTTTGCGAGCCAGCAGTATTGTGGCTCGACGTGTTTGGCGACGCGCCAGACGGCTAGCGCGGTCTTAAGGCCGAAACCTCCCATTACGAAAATCATTGGCGCCATGTCCAGTGATACTCCGTCGCCGTGGGTACCCTCGTCGCGCCACACGGATGTGACGCGCCAGGGATAGCCCGGCTGAGAGAAGCGGCCGCTCTGGATGGCGACGGCCATCCTCACTACGGCTGGGTGGGCCGAGCCGGTGCGGAGGATGTGCCCGGGATAAGCGACGGACACTTATCTGCCCAGACGTTTCTTCTCTGCTTTCCAATGTTCGGCAAATCGGACCAGCCGGATATCGGTCGGGGATTTGGCCGCGATCGCAGACATTCCGGGGAGCGATGAGGCGAGCCAGAATGACTTGAGAGCGACGGCGGACGCTGGAATGCCCAGGGCCGCGGCCGTCTTGTTGAAGCGGGAGGCCGCGGTAGCAGCCGTCGCGCGGATGGACTCGGAGGCTTGCTTGGAAGGGGATGTGGTAGCGACAGCGGTTGCGTCAAGACGATCGAAGTTCGTGTTCTTGAGCAAGGAGAAGCTGCGGAGGAGCGCCATGCCGTACCAGATCTGACCAGGAATGGTCGTCAGAGGGATGCGCGCTTGGTCCTTCGTCCACGTTTGAGTAAGTGGGAAGGGAGGCATGACCTTAGCGATGTTCGGGCCCACGAGGGCGGCGGCATTACGATATCTATCCTGACCGAATAGCTCGTTCATCTGGAACAGTCCGAAGGACCAGAAGTTGCGCCCCATCTTGGACGAGAAGCCCTCATCCTTGGCGGCTGTCCACGAACCACCGGATTCGGAGGCGACGAGCGCGAAGATGTCCAGGGGATCGAGGGTCCACGCATGGAACTGAGAGTTCGTGATTTCGCGTGCAACGGTGCCGAGCGCGCCGACAATCGCAGCTCTCCAGTCGGTGGCCTGCGTAACTGGCGGTTTAACGCCAGGAGGCAGGACGACAGGGAGCGCTGGAGTGGGCGTGATGACGGCGGGGCCGACGACCACCTCGACGGAGCCGGGACGAGAGGTCGCCGGGGGGGTAGTATTCGTCGTGCGGGAGGCGGGTCGCCTGTGCCAGACAGGAGGGGGGTTGTCACTACCCTCGTAGCCCGGGCTGAATTTGTCTTTGGGATTGAATGACATTTATGCTCCGATGCGAAGTCCCCTGAGTGTGGGGACGTGGCTGAGTTTGGAATAGACCGGGATACGGTAGGCGGCCGCGAGAGCGACAGCCTCGTCACGCCACGCGACAGCGGCGGCCCTATGGCCCTCTGCGAAGCGTGAAGACGACAGGTCGTCGATCCGCCGCGCGAATACCTTCGCGGGGATGATGACTACAGATGATACTCGAGAAGCCAAAGTAAGTGAAGGCAAGACGGGAAGGCAGATGACGTACCCCGACGGATGATCGTCTACGAGACGTGCCATTACGGCGCGTCTTTCTACTAATTTGAGACCGTAGACGGGGTACCCATCGAGGTGATCGGTGTCAATGATGACCTGGGGGTGAGAGATAAGGTCGGCGAGGGTCGAACAGCCCGTTAGTGGGGGGGCGAGGATTAGAGTCGTGGGGGTAGGAGACAGCTGCGCGAGAGGCATCAGTCTATCCCCATATTTTGAAGGTCACTCCGCGTTCGATGGGAATAAGTTGAGATGGCAGAAATCTCGATCAGTGTGACGTTCTGGAAGCTGGCGAATCCTAACCCGACAAGGTTGGGGGAGGGAATCACCAACGTGCCACCGTCTCCGCGGCGATATGGGACGTGACGAGAGACTCCTCCGACGTCAGAGAATGGCCAGAGGTACATGATAGAGGGTCTGGCCGCGATTACCGTGGAAAGGTAAGCTGACCTGTGAACGCCGGGAGAGTCAAAAGTGACGATCAGCGGTATCCCGTTTCCGAAGTTGTAAGGATAACCCGGAGCGGGGCCTTCGACGGTACCGGAGTTAAAGGAGATCCTAAAACCCATGGTTGATTCACGCTGAACGGTGGTCATGAGGTCGTCCAGCTGGATCGGGATACCGGGAGGGTCATCTCCGGAGGTGGTGTTCGACTGAACTGAGTCGCTGTCGTCGTGATGGACGTCCTCTGTTGCAATTAGGAGGTAATCGAGAGGACGTCTGGCTGGCTGTGTCTGAATCTCCGATAGGACGGGGGTTGCCATCATCAAGACGGCGACCTCGCCGTACTTCTGCCTCTTCGGTTTCGGATAGAGACCTTTTACGACGGACTCGAGGGAAGGGGAGTGTGGCACCGGTTCGAACCACGTCGACGGGAAGCGGTCGCGGCGGGTTTCACTCATGTGTCTCCTCCTTCACTGGCTCAAGAGGAGGGTCGCTTGTTAGACCGATCCCTTCGAGAGAGGGAGGAAGATGCCAGCTGTCCGGGGATGCTGGCTCCTGCTCGCGTGTACGGCGCCCAATGGGGGCCGTGTCAACGAGGAGACAGGATAGGAGGTAAGATGGGTCGGTCGCTTCGAGGAGGCACGAAGCGGCGACAGCAGGGTCAGTGGTAAGACACTGACGAATTTCGCGCGCTTTGCGGCCTGCGGATGACCTAACGAGGATTTCGGTCGTTCCGTTGGGTTGCCGCGAGAGCTCGATTTCGACGATGATTCTTGACATCTTTAATTTCACTTTCCGTGATCGGTGGGGGGTGGATGGTCGGGTACTTGCGGCGAAGATACTCCATGACTATTGTCTGGAGGCAAGCCACGAGGCCCGACACAGCTGCCGTGATAGCAGTGATGATCAGGACGAGTTCCGACATCGAGGAGCCCGGCGAGGATGGGGTTTGCATCGACTTCTTCTCCCGATGGGGGCCAGTAGCTAGGGGAGCGAACTCGCGCTGGAGACGGGGTGTCATCAGCAACGAAGTCGACAGCGTATAGCAACGGCGTAATGGGGTAACGCCCAGTGGGGCGTTTGGCGTTCAAGCTGGAGTCTCCAAGGGAGGCATGAACGTAGTCGCCTCGATTTCGCACTCTACCGGCAAGTAGATGGCAGTGTGGAACACCCGATAGCGACGCCCTGCCGGAAGTGCGACCGAGGTGTCCGAGGTAATGTACGTCTCAGCGTAACTGAGAGGAAGGTCGGGCCCTCCGACCAGTGGTGAGGCGGAGAAGTCGAGCGCGGGCGGGGAGGGTACCGGCACTACGGTAGTGCCTGGCGTCCCGGGTTTATCGACGACTTCTTTCCTATAGAGGTAAGAATCGTCGTTACCGGTGGAGTAGCCGTGTTCGATGCGCACAGTCGAGTCCGCGGTGAGGGTCATGTCGACGACGGACTGGGCGTTGCGACTGATCACCTCAGTAATGGCGAAGAGGACGATACGGTGCCCTGGACGAGCGGGGATCATGTCCATGATCATACAGGAGGCGCCAGGATCACGTTCGAAGTATCCGATGAACTCGAACGGAGAGACGTCTGAGAAGAGGGGGGCGCGGGGAAACAACGTGAAGACGTCGGCCCAGCCCTTGATTTTGAATCCCATTGAGTACTCCGGATGTGGGTATGCGGGTGTGGTGAACGTATTAATCCAGATGCCGCCCGGAGCGCGAGGTAACGCTTCGGGCGGCACCCGAAAGGTGGTCAGTCGTCGGACCTTCGTGGAGGTAGCGACGACTGTGGAGACCACGGAGAGGTATGAACCTTTACGCACCCACGCTCCGTGTAGGAGCGGGGTGTATCGGGGTAAACCATCGGGTCATGGCGTTTAGGCGTGGTGTAGTTAGGCGCCTCGGTTGTGCGCCGGGATAGGAGATTCGCGTGGAGGCGGATCTCCGAGATGACGCGTGAGAGGGGACCGAAGTTAAGAGGTGGACGGTCACGCGCGTCCTGGTCTTGAAGCCACGCTGGAATAGCACTTAGCAGCTGGTGTAGTTCGGCTTCACTACACATCGCGACAACGCCAACGACGTCGAGAAGTTCGCGGCTATCGGAGGAATTGTTGAATGTCGTGACGGCCATCTCGCACGCTTCCTCAAGAAGCCATAGGGCGCGGGCGAAGGCGTAGCCTCCGACTCGCGGCCTGGCGCCTTTGAACAAGGGAGCGAGATTGCCAATGAAACGACGGAATGGTTGGTATCCAGCGTGGCCTGTCTCAGTAACGAGAATACGGCTTACGAGAACAAGCTCAATCGCTAGGGAGTGAGCTGTCGAAAGAAGATGTTTGGAATTGATCACGGTTAATATCTCTTGGTTGAAAGTGAACGATCCGTCGCAGGATCGTCACTGTCGTGGATGAATAGGCAGCAGATGAGATCTAGTTTTGAGTGCTCCGGCGGCGGGTAGCCTCTTGCTCCACGTGAGTGGAAACAGCGAGGTCCTGAGCAAGAACGCGTGAATGGATAGACGCGTAGGTGGTTGTCGACCGTAACGCGGCGCGGTAGAGAGCATCCTTATGCAGAGGAATCCAGTGCGCCAGGCAGGTTAGGAAGCATGACGATACTTGGCATTCTAAGGCGGCGTCAGTATGCCACATGAAGGTAGGATCATGACGGTAGACGTCGCTCCCCGCGAATATGCGGTCGAGAGGACCGTCGCCAATGACAGCCAGATAAACGGAAGCTGAGACCGCTGGCGGAGGAAACGGATGGGTAGGCCACAAGGAAAGGTCTTCGCCTTTCTGCATGCCGCCTGATCTGAGCTGAGCTCGGACGAAAGCGCTCGCTAGATGGGTTATGGCGCGCACGATCTGATCGACCGTAGCGTCAGACGCGAGGAGGATGACGGATAAGTCAGGGTCGGAATCGGACAGAAGCGTAGCTCCATGTACGTTGAGGTCACGGCGCATGTCGTGGCTTACGTCATACGTATGAGTGTGACTGTCACCGTCAGGTGCAACGCGTAGTACGGCGCAGGCGCCGGATGAGGAGAGTAACACTTCGAGCAGGTTAATGTTGTGATACATATCGCGTCTTTCTGGGAAAAGTCGGAAGTTCGCCGCTGCACCCACAACGGCGTGGAAGGCGGTCCGCAC